TGGTAGCGGTAACGAACACCATTGCCGTACCATTGATTTCCATGAAACACTTGTCGCCAAACATCTCTACCTTGTAGGTAGCGGTAGGATCAGCTTTGAGAGCCTCTGCCCATGCCCATGCCCATGACAGGTAGGTCAGGTTGTTTTTCTTCTCTGTGTGAGAATTGACATCTTTTTTAAGTAACGCTTCTATTGACATATTAACTCCTGTTATATTGTTAAGGTTGAAATTTTCTCATCGACAGCAATTAGCTTTTTAATTGCATCGACACGTTTATCGTAATCAATGACTGATTCTTCGTCATCAATGTTTACCCTTACTACTTTGCCATTTAACAACATACTTGGGCATTCTCCGAGTGGTTGGTCAATGCCAATTATTGATAAACAATGCCAATCTCGTCCCTCTTCGTAGGGCTTGAACATTGATGATCTCCAAGTATTGCTATGAATATAAAGTCCATGCTTATTAACATGATTTCTTAACTTTATTTCAATTTCGGTTCTGTAATTTAACCAATCTCTTTTAAGCCACATTGTTTTCTTTTCTCGCCTGACATATCTGGCAAACAATTCACTCAAAAACAATCCAGTTCTCATGCTTGTTTCATAAGCTCCGTGGTATCTTGAAAATCGTGATCCTCGCATTACTACTGGATCTTGACCTTCCTCAAAGTGGCTCTTAGAAACTTGTGTTAATTTAGAAAAAAAAGGCAATGATTCAAGTGTTTCTTGGTCGTAGAAGCTAGATGGGACAAGGCAAGCACTATGTATTTTTTTTGTCCAATAATAGTTGTAAGCATTGTCCAAACTAAACATTAACTTTTCCATATCAGCCACCAAAACCAACGGCTTTAACGTCTTTACCATCCATCTTTTCATTTAGCATGGCAAACTTCATTTCCAAGTTAACTGTGTTGTACACCTGTTGGGCATAGTTACAGATTGCTTTTGCTTGACCCGCTTCTTGGTTTCCACTAGCCACACTAAGCATTTGCTCTAAAAGAAATGATCGCAACTCTTTTGTGTTGTTTGGTGCTTTGGTTTTAATTTGTCTAGTCATATTAACTCCTTTGATTTTCATCTAACTCTTGTTGAATAATCTCTTTTTGTTGTTCAGGATATAAATCCTTAAACTCGATAAAGTCTGCTTCTTGGCAACAAACTATTTTATCTCCCTTGATTGCCAGGCAGTAAGGGCAGTATTGGATGTCTGAAAACTCTTCCACAAAGAACTGAAATAGTGTTTTCATATCAAACTATCGAAAGCCATTTCCCACAGAACATCACCCGCCAGATCGGTGAGTTTATCTAACTCATCGTCTGTCAATGGTGTTCCATCTTCATAGCATCCACTTGAAAAGTAGGCATCAGAGAAATCTGGATAATCTCCGCTAACCACTCCATCTACTTGTAGGTCAATGACCTTTTTTCCATTAAGAATCGGCATATTAACTCCCGTTAAACGTGGGTTACTGTTTGCCCACACCGATAATGTGCCACACCTTTTTAACTTTTTATACTAGGATAAACCCTAATAGACAAGCATAAAAACAACAGTAGTATTCTGAGCATGAACACTGAAATACTTGAAAAAAGATGCGCTGAAGCCTTGCTTGGGTACTCTCAAACAATGGCAGATGCTTATACAACCGAACCAGAGGACTTTGATGCGGCTGTAACAGCTTTGCTTGCCAGAACGCTAGAACTCCATCTAAACCGAACAATCAACCTGGAGAACCTTTACAAATGACCCAAGAAGCCATCATCAAATGTCTGCAAAATGGATCGCTAACATCCTATGAAATGGAGAACTTAACTGGAATCCCAAGGGCTTCCCTTGTCGCTGCTTGCAAGAAAATGATTCGTAAGAAGGAACTTACAGCCGAAAAGATTAAAAGTGGACGCTCTTGGATACAAAAATACACCCTAGAACCACGCATGATTCAAGCCACAAAAGCCGCCAATGATGAGCCTTATGACAAGCTAAACCCGTTTGACATCAGGAATGCACAGGGTATTTTCACTAAAGCTGAGTATGCTGTGATGAACTCTCAAGCCCGTAGATTGCTTGGTAGACCACAGACAAATGAAATTACCAACAATCAATATATTTAAGTTTACAAAGTAGAATTAGTTTGATATTATGGAATCCAGCTAGGTACGAAGTCATGAGCGTACCGAAAAGAGTTAACCCTTCTCCTGCTGGCAATTCCTTCAAAGGGTGGTTAAAAAAGCGGAATATATGCACTACTACCAGTTTCACATTGGTGACTACAAAAGTCACACCCACCACCTTTCTTTGTTGGAAGATTTGGCTTACAGACGTTTGCTAGACTTCTACTTTTTGCACGAGAAACCCATTAAACACAGGGATGTTGCTCGTCAGATCGGTATGCGTGAGCATGAAGAAGACGTAATGACTGTCCTCAATGAGTTCTTTATTTCAACAGAGGATGGCTTTGTTTCTCCTCGTGCAGACAAGGAAATCAAGCAATACAAAGAGTTTGCTGAAGCAGGTAAACGTGGGGCGGCTAAGAGGTGGGGAACACCCCCCAATGGGGAGGCTATTAGCCCCCCTAATGCTACCCCAATAGCAACCATTAACCAAGAACCAATAACCACTAACCATAAACCAAAGAGAGAGAGCGCAACTGTCGTTGCTTGCCCACCAGATGTTTCTCAACAAATTTGGAATGATTGGGTAGCCTTGCGTAAAAGCAAGAAAGCACCGATTACACAAACTGTTTTGAATGGTGCTATTGCTGAAGCAAAGATTCTTGGTTGGCCTTTGGAGAAGTTTTTGGCTGAATGGTGTAGTCGAGGTAGCCAAGGTTTAAAAGCAGAGTGGATTGTTAAGCCAAACCCTGCTGACAAGGTAAGGCTGACTGTTGCGTCATCAAATGAGCCTGACCCTGCTTTGCTGAAGATTGCAGAAGATGCGAAAAAAGCAGCACCTATTCCGCTAGAAGTGTTGGCTAAGATGGCTGAGTTGAGGAAAAAAGCATGAACTACTTTGAAGCCATGAGACTACTAGACAAGGTACGTGAAGGCGTACCATTTCCGATACATCTGATAAACCAAGCCCTAGAGCTTACTGGTGACTTGGACTAGGGTATACACCTATGGCATACAGTAGAAAAAACATATCCAATGCAGGAGACAGAGTTATTTTGGAGAAAGCCGAAGCAAGGGAGATATTCCGAACTTGGCAATCTCTGAGAGACAATGATTTTGTTCGTGCCAGGCTTGAGCGTTGCGAAAAGGTCTATGGATCAGGCGCAAGAGATCGAGTCAGGCTTTATATGCGTCAAATGAAAGAAGGACAAATTGAATGAGTTGGCTTTATTCGCAGGTGCTGGTGGAGGAATACTTGGGGGAAAACTTCTCGGATGGAGAACAGTCTGTGCCGTCGAGTGGGAAAAATACCCAGCAAGCGTATTGTGCGCCCGACAAAATGACGGACTTCTCCCACCTTTCCCGATATGGGATGACGTACAAACCTTTGACGGAAAGCCGTGGAGAGGAATTGTTGACGTTGTATCGGGAGGCTTTCCATGCCAAGACATCTCAGCCGCAGGAAAAGGAGCAGGACTTGATGGAGAAAGGTCAGGACTCTGGGGAGAAATGGCAAGGGTCATTTACGAAGTACAGCCCAGATTCGTGTTCGTGGAAAACTCACCAATGCTCACTTCTCGGGGACTTGGACGAGTTCTCGGAGACTTGGCCTCAATGGGGTTTGATGCGAAATGGGGAGTGTTGGGAGCAGCAGACGTTGGCGCAAACCATCAGCGGGATCGTATTTGGATTAAATCCAAGCGAAATCAATTCTCCCCCCCCCCCCCACATTTACATCTGGACTACACCGACAGCACATATGAGCAAAGAAACAAACGCACCAAGCGAACATCGAAGAAATACGCCTACATTGACAGCTCAAGTCAATCAGAGATGGCCGACACCAGATGCAAGCGCACACAAATATCGCTTAAGTGGGAACAGCCAACAAAGCACTTCGCTGATGGCCCTAGCTGGTGGCAAACTGAACCCAGATTGGACAGAGTGGCTTATGGGGTGGCCGCCAGGATGGACAGACTTAAAGCCATTGGTAATGGACAAGTCCCCTTGTGTGCCGCAACCGCTTGGAGAATCCTAAAATGAGATATGCCGCTAGGGTAGATGCCAACCAAGACCAAATAGTGAGTGCCTTGCGAGGTGCGGGTGCTTACGTTTGGATTATTGGTCTGCCTGTTGACCTATTGGTTGGGTATAAAAACCACACCTTTTTGGTAGAGATCAAAACAGACAATAAAAAGAAGTTTACCAAGTTACAAACAGACTTTTTTGAGAATTGGTCAGGTAGCACCTTGGCAAGAATTGACAGCCCAGAAGCGGCACTACGAATGATTGGAGTAGTTAAATGAGCAACCCATTTGAAATTATTGAGCCAACTTGCATCAGCTTCTCGGGAGGCAGAACATCGGCTTATATGCTTTACCGCATCCTACAGGCTCACGACATGAGCCTCCCGCCTGAAGCAATCGTCTGTTTTGCCAATACAGGCAAGGAGTGCGAGGAGACTTTGGAGTTTGTCCATGATTGCGAGACAAATTGGGGTGTCAAGATAAATTGGCTTGAGTACAAAGCCCATGAAACTCCAAAAGATAGATTTAGAGTAGTTAATTTTGAGACGGCAAGTCGTGATGGAGAGCCTTTCTTTGACTCGATCAACCAAAACGGCAAGCCATACCTGCCAAATCCAGTTGCCAGGATATGCACAATCAACATGAAGATTCGAGTTATCCATCACTTTTTGAAGTCTTTGGGGTGGAAACACAACGAAAACATGGATTGGGTGGGCATTCGGGCTGACGAACAAAGAAGGGCAGCCAAGATTGACAGAAGCAGAACTCCACTTGTGGCGGCAGGAATTACCAAAGAACACGTTGGAGCGTTTTGGAAAAGCCATGCATTTGACCTTAAGTTGCCAAACAACAATGGGGTAACGATGCATGGGAATTGTGATTTGTGCTTTTTGAAACCAGCCCATCAAATCCAATCCCTGATCCAAGAAAAACCCGAAAGGGCTTTATGGTGGATGAAGATGGAAGCCCACGCCAACAGTTCAAATAAAACCTATGGAGATGGGGCAAAGTTCCGCAAAGACCGCCCAAGTTATGCAGAAATGCACAAGTATGCTTTGGCTCAGACAGATATGTTTGACAAAGACGAAGAGGGAATTGCCTGTTTCTGCGGAGATTAGGGTAAATCCCTATTCAAACACCTATCAAACAGGCTTAGAGTGTAATTTTTAACAGGAGTAAATTATGGAAAACAAGTACGAATTTGACACAACCGCAGGTGCGGGTAGCGAAGTGGTAACGATTGTCTATCAGTATGAACACGATGGAGAAACCAGTTATAACGAGAATATTGAGGAAATTTGGTTTGAGGGTCGCAACGTCATAGGTCTATTCTCTGATGAGCAATTCAAAGAATTAGAGATGGAAGCGGCAATGCGGTTTCAGCATCACAAGCAAACTAAAGGTCAAGAAGTGGATTTTGAGCCATGAACGAACCAACCAAAGCTATCCAATACTTAATCGACACCGCCCCTCTTTATGCAAAAAGTAAGGCTGACAGGATGTTTTTAGAGGAGTTTCGTAAATCCCGCAAGGCTCAACTGGCGAGTCAGGCAGGGACAGAAGTTCTTGGTAAACAGGAAACCTTTGCTTATGCTCACCCTGAGTATATTCAAATACTCGAGGGAATTAGGGAGGCGGTAGAAAAAGAGGAAACCTATCGTTGGATGATGACCGCAGCACAAGCCAAAATCGAGGTTTGGAGAACCCAGCAATATAGTGCCAGATTAGAAGTCAAAGCAACCCAATAATGCAATCAAAGAATAAAGCTAAACCCACGGCTAGTGAAAGATTGCATATTGCTAAAATAAAGTTAATGCCATGCATTATCTGTGATTCACCACCACCAAGCGAATGTCATGAGATTAACCAGGGACAGTGGTTTACATCAATGCCACTTTGTGCTGATTGCCACCGAGGTTCTCTTAATGGAATTCACGGGCAGCGCAGACTGTGGAACGTCTACAAAATGGATGAATTGTCTGCTTTGAACGAGACGATCCGCAGAATTTGCGAAGAAATGCCGATTAAAAGCCTTAAAAGCCCGTTTTAAGCGTTTTTTTCCTCAAATGCATCTAGGTATGGCGCAAAACAAAAAAAGAGCCTGAAGCCCTTATTTGACAGACAAGAAAAAACCCACCGAAGTGGGCTTGAGAGTTTAGCGTTTACCGCTAAGTATTCGGAGTATTAGTGCTAAACAGGCATAAATCATTTATTCCCCCAAATGCGGTCATTATCTCTGTAACAACCACCAAACTCAAGTTCGACAGTATATATATCACACTCATAATCGTGCCACCAATTAGATTCAATATCATAACTAATTGAATGTTGGTCTAAACCTTTCTTTAATGCTTCAATAGCTTTTTTTTCAGATTCTCCAAACGCTTGAAAATCAAAACGCCAAGATTCAAATCGAGCTTGATAGAATTTCATTCTTGTTTCTCCTCAATCTGGTCTTTAATCATGTGTTCAGCTATTTCGTACCAATTAACGTCAGACAGGAAAGCCCGAGCGTAGTCCTCAATGAGGTTGCAATACTTGGGAGAATTTGGGTTGTGTTCTAAGAAAATGCACTCTTCTGCATAGTCCTTCAAATACTTGCCTACCTCATAAGGCTCGACCTCAACAGTGTTCAGGTCTTCAAGGGTCATCCCGTCAAACACCTCAAGATTCACCCTCCAAGTAGCGTAGTTAGACCACCCGTTGTAAGTTTTATCAGTCATTTCAGCACTCCGTTGAATAGTTAAAGTGAGCGTTAAGCATTGCCAAGGCTTCGACAATCTTTTGGTCGAGTCCATAATGCGCGAGTGGATCAACCACAAAACGACCGCATTCGCTGAAATTTGGGTTAAAGATAGTTGAACCCTCTAGCTCTATTGCATAGACAAGCTCATCGTTGACATTGTTTATGAGGATGAAATTCATTATTGACACCTATTAAAAAGAAAATTATTTGACCAAAACGTCAAAGTAAGCAAGCAAGCCAACACAAAGGGCAAGCCCCAAACCAATGGCGGTAAAAATATCTTTGTACTTATCGTTCATACCAATTCTCCTTTAGTGAGTGAGTTGATTTTGTTCAAGATTGCATCCCAAGAGTCTGTCTCTAGTTCACAGGCAAAACCAAGAGGGTCACAATCATTGTCTTTGTCTTTGACAACAAGGGCAAATTGCAACCCACCGCACTCCCGCCTGTTTTCGTCTGCATAGTTAACCCAAACAATCATCTCTTGTTTATCGTTAAGGTCACAGGAGAAAGAAGGACAGACATCGTTGTGCCAAGAGACATCAACGAAGCCCTCGGGCAATTGAGGGACTTCATAGTCAAAGTCTTGGAATTCGTATTTGTAAGTACAACGCATAATGACACCTATTAAAAGTTGAGGAATTCTTCGTAAATCTCAGGGTACTGCTCTTTAATGTAGTCAGTAGCTTCTTTGATAGCTTCCTCTACATTTGGGCTTAAGTCTTGGAGGTAAGAACCTTGAACATTCAAATTGATTGTTCCGTCTGTCAAAAGCTCTACAGAAACAATTCCGTCTCCATCACAACAGTAATGACCGATAACTCCATCATCTTCGAGGTCATAGCCTCCTGCATAGAAATCCCACCCGTCAAATTCTGTGATCTGAAAAACATTTTCGGTTGGTTCTGCACATTCCCGAAGATTGTTATGAGGAGCAAAATTACCTAGAATTTGACCTTTTGAGCTTCTCTGAACCTTTTGTCCTGTGGTGAGGTTGGTATAGAGTGTGACTGACTCTGTAAAAAATTTAGAGCAGATTGTCTGTTTGACCCAAGTGATTTGCATATTGACACCTATTAAATTGCACTAGTTCCGCTAGTTCGGTTCTAATATAGTAACGGCTCAGGAAGCACAAAGGAATAGGGACAAACCCTAGTTTTGCAAAATAAATTCAACTTTTTAGAAAAAACTTCGCCATATGTCCGGACGTAAACCTGGTAATAAAACAATTCAATTTCGCAGGAAATTAGACAACCCCAAACTGATGATTCTTCTTGCTGCAGGAAAGGGAGACATCTCCAAGGGTTTCGAGAATATATTAGCCCTCTACCAGCATTTGCATTCAATAGGATATAGGGTGGATAATCCTGTCGAACAGATTGTATTGGTTACGAATAAGTCGGACAATGAACAACCCCAATAATGAGACAAATCTAGTAAGGACAGTAAGAAGAAATACAAGGGAACAGTAAACAGTCAAGATAAATCCAAGTACTACAGAAAAGGTGCTTTGCCCTCATGCACACTTGTAAATGAGAATCATTCGCATTCAGATCCAATTGAGAATCATTCGCATCTAGCTGCCTGGTTATTTGTACAGTAGGGTAAACCCTGATCTGTATGCCTGGCCAGTACTGTATAAAAAGACACGAGGGTAAACCCTAGGAGATGTATGGGGGGGAGGGGGTAGGTTGGGTGTGTAGATATTTGTGTACCCGCCTCCATTCTGAAAAAGCTAAATTGACAATTCCAAGGAGAACCAATGGAACAATTGAAAAGAGGAAGAGGAAGACCAAAGGGAAGCGTCAAGATGACCATACAGAGGTTTGCTGACAATCCACCCCTAGTACTACCTAAGACAGACCATCAACGTCTCAAGGAGCTTAAAGAGCTAATGATTAGGAGTGGTGGTAAGGATGTGGCTCAGAAGGTTATTGAGATAGCCCTTAATGATGAGCATCCCCATCAATTGGTAGCCCTTAAGATGTGTCTTGATAGGACTCTCCCTGTTTCTTTGTTTGAAAAGGATAAGTCTCAGAGAAGTGCTGTGACCATCAATATCACGGGACTAGGACAAGAACCGACCATTATTGATGAGCAAGCAGAAGATGTAGAGGCTAAATATGGCTGATCTGAACTTCTCTCTACTTCCTTGGCAACAAGAGGTATTTAAGGATACGACTAGGTTCAAGGTTGTGGCTGCTGGGCGTAGGTGCGGGAAGAGTAGGATGGCGGCAGTTACCCTGCTAATAGAAGGACTGAAGTGTCCACAAGGCTCTGCGGTTCTTTATGTTAGTCCCACTATGGGACAGTCAAGACAGATTATCTGGGACTTACTGCTAGACCTTGGCAGAGAGGTGATTCAGAACAGCCACGTTAATAACTTGGACATTACCCTGATAAACGGAGCAAGAATCTACGTTCGTGGTGCGGATAGACCTGATACCCTCCGTGGAGTCTCACTGACCTATGCCGTACTAGATGAGGTGGCAGACATTAAACCCGAGGCATGGGAACAGGTCATCCGAGCCAGTTTGTCTGATAAACGGGGGAGAGCACTCTTTATCGGCACTCCTAAAGGACGCAACTGGTTCTATGACACCTTTAAGTTGGGTGAGAGTGAAGATGATCCTGATTGGAAATCTTGGCACTTCACCACCGCTGATAACCCCTTGATTGACCAAGCAGAGATTGAATCCGCTAAGAAAACCCTGAGTTCTTTTGCTTTTAAGCAAGAATACATGGCTTCCTTCACCAATGCGGGTTCAGACATCTTCAAGGAAGAGTGGATCAAATACGGGGTTAAGCCTGAACATGGAAGCTATTACATCGCTGTTGACCTTGCAGGATTTGAGGAAGTTGCCAAACAAGCCGCCAACTCCAAGAAGCGTCTGGACGAGTCTGCTATCTCAATCGTTAAGGTGACAGACGATGGGAAGTGGTTTGTTGAGAAGATTGAACATGGACGTTGGGACATCAGAGAGACCGCCTCTAAGATACTTATAGCTATTCGGGACTACCGCCCTTTAAGTGTGGGGATAGAGAGGGGGGCGCTAAAGAACGCTGTTTTACCCTATCTGAGCGACCTTATGCGAAAGAACAACACCTATGCCCACATCATAGATTTGACCCACGGGAATAGAAAAAAAGCAGACAGAATCATCTGGGCTTTACAAGGTAGGTTCGAGCATGGCAGAATTGTGTTAAATTCGGAAGAAGATTGGGATGAGTTTGTAGACCAGTTAATCCTGTTCCCCGCTCAAGGGGTTCACGATGACTTACCTGACTCCCTCAGTTACATTGACCAACTGGCTGTTACATCTTACATGGAAGAGGATGACAGTGAGGATTGGCAACCTGTAGATATTATTAGTGGGGTATAAGTGGAATACTTAAGCAAAATCACAGATTTAGAGAAGTACAAAGGTCTTACTTCAGATAATAAGAAGCTGTCTGCTGATTTTCGCCCATTGAACTTTGATGCTCTTTTGAAAGCGGGTGCTGTTCGAGTTACCAATCGTGGCTTGGATGATGGCAAATTTGACAAAGACCCGAAATCTGGTTTTTCTTTGGTATCTGCTTATAACGATGCTTCAGGCGAAGCAACACGCCAGTGGCCTACAAATCCACAGGCTTATGACGTTGTTCGGGATATGTTTGCTACTCGTCCTGAAGACATCCAAGCTCATAAATACCTACAGATATTGCAATCTGCCCGTGATCTTGGGTTAAAAGATTCAGATATTTTCGCTCCTGTTGTAAACTCTGCACCAGTAAACCCCGCTTATAGCGACCCTTTTGGCGATACGACAAGGTAATAATATGGAATTCCAAGAACCTAGCGACTCAGACAAAGAGATAGTTAACTTTGTTGTCAACCATTGTGATAGATGGAGGGATTGGAGAGATGTCAATTGCCTTGATGATTGGCTAGAGTATGAACGCATCTTCAATGGTGAGTGGGATGCCCAAGACAAAACCCGTGATTCCGAGCGTTCAAGAATCGTTACCCCCGCTACCCAACAAGCCGTAGAGACACGCCATGCCGAGATCATGGAAGCCATCTTTGGTCAGGGTGAGTTCTTTGACATTCAAGACGATATTCGTGATGTGAATGGTAGCCCCCTAGATGTTGCTGCCATCAAAGCACAACTCATGGAAGACTTCAAAGTAGACAAGATTCGCAAGTCTATTGACCAGATTGAGCTGTTGGCAGAAATCTATGGTACAGGTATCGGTGAGATTGTTGTTAAAACAGAGAAAGTCTTTGTTCCCGCTACTCAGGCAATACCTGGTCAAATGGGACAAGCCGCTATCGGTGTAGTAGAACAAGACCGCATTGCAGTCAAGATTGTTCCTGTTAACCCCCGTAACTTCTTGTTTGACCCTAATGGAACATCTATTGATGACTGTATGGGTGTGGCTATCGAGAAGTATGTCTCTATCCACAAGATCGTTAAAGGTCAAGAAGAAGGCATCTACCGCAAGGTAAAGGTCGGCACTGACTCGATGGACACAGACTTAGAGCCTACTCAAGAAGTCTCTCAGTATGAAGATGACAAGGTAAAACTTCTCACTTACTATGGATTAGTCCCCCGTGAGTACCTAGAACAGTTGGAAAACGAAGATGGTGAAGTAGAGGATTTCTTTCCTGAAGACACCATCCAAGACGAATATTCCGATTTGGTCGAAGCAATTGTTGTGATTGCCAATGATGGAACGCTTCTCAAAGCAGAAGCCAATCCATACATGATGAAAGACCGCCCAATCCTTGCTTATCAGGACGATACAGTTCCTAATCGCTTATTGGGTCGTGGTACTGTCGAGAAGGCTTACAACTCACAAAAGGCTATTGATGCCCAAGTGCGTTCACACTTAGATTCACTAGCCCTCACAACTAGCCCAATGATGGCTATGGATGCTACCCGTTTACCTCGTGGTGCTAAGTTTGAAGTAAAGCCAGGTAAAGCTATCCTGACAAACGGCAATCCCAATGAGATTCTGTTCCCATTCAAGTTTGGCAATACTGATGGTTCTAACCTGACAACTGCTAAAGAGTTTGAGCGTATGCTTTTGATGGCAACAGGCACTCTTGACTCTCAGGGAATGATTACTGCGGTGTCCAGAGATGCGGGTCAAGGTGGTATTTCGATGGCTACAGCCTCGATTATCAAGAAATACAAGCGTACCTTGGTGAACTTCCAAGAGGATTTTATGATCCCCTTCATCACCAAAGCCGCCTACCGCTATATGCAGTTTGACCCTGAGCGTTACCCTACTGTGGACATGAAGTTTATTCCTACGGCAGCGCTTGGAATCATTGCTAGAGAGCATGAACAACAACAGTTCATTGCCCTACTCCAGACTCTTGGCCCGAATACGCCTGTTTTGCCTATCATTTTGAAGGGCATCATGGCTAATTCTTCTCTGTCAAACAGATTTGAATTGATCGAGATGCTAGACAAGATGTCTCAGGCTGATCCACAAGCCCAACAAGCACAGCAAATGCAACAACAACTGGCTATGCAACTGGCTCAGGCTCAGATTGCTGTCCAAACGACTCAAGCAGAGCAGAATAAGGCAGAGGCTCAGAAGTTATTGACTGAAGCCCAACTGATGCCTATTGAGTTGCAAGCAAAGAGTATGGCGGCTAATACCAAGAACCTCCCAACTGATGACGCTTTGGCTTCACGAGAGTTCGATAAGCGGGTCAAGGTTGCTGAATTGATGCTTAAAGAAGCAGATATTCAGAACAAGGCTAAGATTGTTGAAAAACAGATGACTAGACAATGAATCCAGAACTTCAAAAGTACTATGACGAGAGATTTTCCATGATGTCCACTCAAGGGTGGATAGATTTAATGGAAGATGTTGACAAAATGATAGAGCCTTTGAATAATATTGCAACAATTGCAGACGAAAAAAGTTTACAATTCAGAAAAGGCGAGTATTCAATACTAATTTGGCTGAAAAACTTGAAACAAGTCAGCGAAAGAGCATTTGAGGACTTAAATGAGAAGAATGTATGAATTTGCCTGTATAAACGGGCATAAGACAGAGAGATTTGTTGATTATGAGTTAACAAGTCTTGTATGTGATTGTGGTGAGGAGACTCATCGCATTTTATCTGCACCAGCTTTTAAGCTAGAAGGGTGGTCTGGGACGTTTCCATCAGCGCATGGAAGGTTCGAGAAAAGTCACTTAGATAGATTAAAGGCCGAGCAGAAACTCAACTCATAAGCAATTATGCCGAGTTGAATCTCCTACAACCGATTGACGGCAGGAAAAGGAAATAAGTATGTTGATTGATGATGACAAAGAAGAGTTGGGTGAGTTAGAGATTGAGCAGCAGAAGATCGAGCAAAAGCCTGAACTTCCTGAGAAATACAGGGAAAAAAGTTTAGACGAGATTGTGAAGATGCACCAAGAGGCTGAAAAGCTAATTGGAAAGCAAGCACAGGAAGTAGGCGAGGTCAGAAAGTTAGCCGATGAACTTATCAAGCAGAACCTTGGTTCACGACAGCAACAGACTAGACAGGAAGAGCCTGAAGTAGATTTCTTTGAGAATCCACAGAAGGCAGTTCAAAGGACTGTTGATAATCACCCCGACATCCTAGCGGCACGTCAAGTTACGCAAGAGATGAAAAGGGCGCAAATTCAGCAAAGGTTAGCGCAAGAACATCCCGACTTTGGCGAAATTGCTAAAGATCAGGACTTTGCAAATTGGGTGAAGTCTAGCCCTGTTCGCATTAAAATCTTTGAGCAAGCCGATTCTGGATATGATTTTGACTCAGCCAATGAATTGCTATCTACCTATAAGCAGCTACGTTCTGTTAAACAGAAGCAGTCTAGTGATGATGGCGAGGTAACTCGCAAGCAGAACTTAAAGGCAGTAGGTGTTGATATAGGTGGTTCTGGTGAATCATCAAAGAAAGTATACAGAAGGGCTGACCTTATTCGGCTCAAAATGCAAGACCCAACTAGATATGACGCTTTAAGTGAAGAAATCATGCAAGCCTATCAAGAGGGTCGGGTTCGTTAAACTTTAGGAGATTTAATTATGGCATATCCAACACCAGCGGTTACAGTAACCACCGCAGACAAGTTCATCCCAGAAATCTGGTCTGATGAAATCGTAGCCTCTTACAAGAAAAATCTTGTATTGGCTAACATCGTAATGAAGATGAACTTCAAGGGTAAGAAGGGTGATGTAGTACACATTCCCGCACCTACCCGTGGTAACGCTTCAGCAAAAGCCGCCTCTACTGCTGTCACTTTGATTGCAGATACAGAGACAGAAGTTTTAGTTAACATTAACAAGCACTTTGAGTACTCACGTTTCATTGAGGACATCGTTGAAGCACAAGCCTTGAATAGCTTGCGCCAGTTCTACACTGCTGATGCGGGCTATGCGCTTGCCAAGCAAGTAGACACTAGCTTGATCCAGTTGGGTCGTGTTGCTAATGGTGGTTCTACAGGCGCACAGTACGGCTCTGCCTTCATTGGTGGTGACGGCACAACAGCCTTTGACTACACAGCAAACACCAATACTGGTAATGCTTCTGCTCTGACTGACGCTGCTATTCGTCGCACTATTCAGCGTTTGGATGACAACGACACTCCTATGGATGGTCGCTTCTTTATCATTCCTCCTTCAAGCCGCAATACGTTGATGGGTCTTTCCCGTTACACAGAACAGGCTTTTGTGGGTAATGGCAATGCGATCCGCACTGGTGAAATCGGCAACCTATATGGTATCCCCGTGTTCACATCTAGCAATGCTGACTCTGCATCTGCAACTGCTGCTTTCCCAACAAGCGGTTCTGCTATTGCTCGTGTCTGCTTGATGGGTCACAAAGACGCTATGGTTTTGGTTGAGCAAGTGGGCATCCGTTCACAAACTCAGTACAAACAAGACTATTTGGCTACTTTGTTTACATCGGACACTTTGTATGGCGTTGCCGCATTGCGTAGTGCCGCTACAACTGGTGCAGCTTTGTCTTCTTCCATGTTTGCCTTGGTTGTTCCTTCTTGATAACAACCTTTCCCCTCGCCTTCGGGTGGGGGGTTTTTTACATTAAGGAGATTTATTATGGCAGCAGCAACAGCAGTCGTTTCCCGCAGGGGTAATGACCAATTCCGTGGTCTATTTACAGACACTTGGGATGTTACTTGTACTCTTGATAGCGCATCAGTAGCCACTACTGCAACCGCTACAGATACAGTTACAGTTCCAGGCGTTGCTTTGGGCGACATGGTTATCGGTATGTCTGTTGGCGTTTCTGAGGCAGGTTTGGTTCGTAGAGCCTATGTTTCAGCCGCTAATACAGTTACTATCGTGACTTACAACCCTACAGCAGGTTCTGTAGACTTGGCATCAACCACATTGAACCTTATTGTGGCTCGTGCAGTGTAATAAAAGGGGGCTAATACCCCCCTTTTTTTGGAGTTTTTATGGCGACCTTTAGATGTTTAACAAGTGGACAAACAGTCACTTTTATCTATCAGCACGATATTGATTCGATGAAAGGTCATCAAGGTTACGTCAGAATTGATGAAGTTGAAGAAGAAACTTCTGAAAAGCAAATAGTCTTGCAACCTCCAGTACCTGTTAAGAAGATGGGTCGTCCAAGGAAATCAAATGTCTGAGATTGATCCACGAGAATTTGGTAAGCTAGAAGCCCAAGTTGAGGCTTTACAGAATGAAGTCCATGCACTTCGCCAAGATATTAAGACGCTTTTAGAAATGGCTAACAAATCTAAAGGCGGTTTTTTCGTTGGAATGGCAATCGCCTCTGTTGTTGGCGGTATCATTTCTTTCATTGCAACCAAGCTAGTTCGATAAGG